GATATTGGAAATGCACCAGCCATTATATTAAAGCCTCTCTTCCTCTTTCATTGACAGATTCATTGATTATTCTAGAAATAGTTCCACGTCTTTGTACTAGTAATTGGTCGAATGATCTTGCGTCAACAGTAGTAATATTAAAATTAACATTAACAGGTCCACCGCCTGTACCTCTTGCACTCTGGGTTATCTGTCCTGTTGCATTAGGAACAAAAAGCTCAGGTCCTCTTTCACCTACAATAATTGGTTTGCCTTTTGATACTGCACCACCTTTATGAAAGAAAGGTAGTCCACCACCGCCACCGCCACCCATAGCCATTAAAATTGCTTGTAATGCTATTTGTCTTTTTAAAGATGACTCTATATTTTTATTTGTATTAAGTTCATCTTTTTTAAATTTATTTAATATCTTTTGCTGTATAATAAATTGTATAAAGGTTGCTAATACTTCTATTAAAATTCTTTGTCCTATTTGTTTCATAGTATTTTCCAAATCTTTTCCTAAAACTATTGATTCTGCAACTCCTCTTGAAAAACTTTTTATTCCACCAACTATACCTTTAGCGATAGTTTGATTAATACTTTCTACATCTTTTTTTATAGTTTCTAAAACACCCTCTGCAACTTTATCTAGCTCTACTCCAAAATTTTTTGTTTCTTCTGTTGATCCTTTTAATTTGTTTAAAAGTTCTTCAACTTGTTTCTTTGATATTAATGCTTTAGCTTCAAGTGTATCTAAAAATTTTCTAAGCTCTTTTGTCATAGAGCCTAAGCCATCATCTGTTTCTTGTACCTCATTTTTTAAATCATTTATTGGTTTTTTTAGTCTTTCAGCTATCGCTAAAATATCTTCATTTTGTTTTTTTATTTTTTCAAAACCCTCTTTACTAACTAATTTTAAACTTTTTCTTGTATCTAATATTTTTTGATTAAACTCTGCAAACTGCTCTAAAAATTGTCCTAGTTTAAATCTTATTTCATCTAAGAAACCACCTATTGCTAAAACTAATAATTTACCTTTTCCACCTAACATTAAGAAACCAATAATACCAAAGGTCCTTACTGTGTCTGGTAAAGTTTGTAAGAAATCAAAAAGATTACCGATAGAATTTACTACAAAAGAAAATACTGGTTTAAGTGCTTCTATTATTACAGCCGCACCAATAATTATTTCTTTTGTTGCTGTTATTAAACCTTGACTTAAACTTTGACCAACATTTGCTAAAACTTCTGAATTATCTTCGATCAATTTATTTACTTCTACCAAACCTTGTTTGACGAAATCGAAAAATCCAGCTTGTGCAGTTTCTAATCTAAATTTAAATAATTTGTCTGATAGCATCGAAAGAGTACCAGCAAAAGTAGTTGATAATACTTCTGTTGCTTTTTCAAACTCTCCACCCTCTCCAAATAATTCTCTGAATCTTTTTTTTGTTTCTTCTACTGTAACTACTGCTCCAGCTTGGAATCCTAATAAAGCTCTTACACCTCTTTCTCTAAATAAATCTGCACTACCAATACCAGATGAAAATGATCTTTGAATTTGTTCTGCTGTTGTTCTAAAATCTAATCCTGTAACCGAAGCTATGTTTCCTGTTAGTTTTAATATTTCGTTAAGCTCGTCTGCATTTTTTGTAACTACTGCTAGATTACCAGCACCAGCCTGTATTTCTTCTAACGTGAAAGGAACTTTAGAAGCAAAGTCAATTAAACCTTTAAATGCTTTATCACCCTCTTTGACACCTTTAAATAAAAATGCAAATCTTAACCTTAATTGTTCTACGTTTGATCCAACGTCTAAAATTGATTTAACTACTAAACCACCACCAATACCAACTAATGCAGATTGAACTGAAAAAACAGCACTTTTCAAATTTGCTAATCCTGATCTAACACCAGCGAAAGCCTGTCTAGTTTTATCTTTTGCTAGAATGTTAAGTACTAAATTTTGTGCCATCGTTACCTTACTTTATTGGTTTGTGCATTGTGTTCATCATTTTCTAATGAAATATATGCTAACCAATGATTATATTCCCACTCTTCCATTTGTAAAAGAGTAGTTAGAGATATTTTTAACCTATCAGCGACAATAAGTAAATTTCTAATTTGAGGATCAAATTTTAGTTTTTTTTTACTTCATCAGGAGGAACTACTTGAATCATAGCAGTTGCTATCCGAGATAATACATCTGAATCTACCTTAGTAAGTAAATCCATTTTATCTTCTAGTTTAAAAATCTTTTTTCCATCTTTGTCTAAAGACTTCATAACAACAATGTCAGCTAATATGCTGACGTCTGTCATGTTATCAGATTTTTTAAATAGTTTATTTTTCTCGTACAGATTAATAGGATTCCAAAATAAAACAGTAGGCTTTCCATCTTCGTCTTTCCATTCTGGAACTTCGATAGATTGTACTCCAATATTCTCAAAGTGAGATTTGGCTCTGTCTAATATTGACATAAATTATTATTCAGTTCCTATTGTTAAAGCACCTGTTCCTTGAAAAGTTACTGATCTTGTAACGATTCCATCTAAAGGTTGTGATACAGACATTCCTGTAATAACACTTGCACCCTCAAATTTTCTGTCGCCTGTTGAACTTCCCTCTGGTAATAATTTAAAAGTTATACTTGCTCCAGCAGTTAATTGTGTTTGTACACTATCTGCTTCGTCAAAGTGCATTTCTAAACTTCCAGAAAAAGATGTTCTGCCAGCAATAAAAGTTTTTGCGGCATCAGCCATTTTTGTACTTTCAACAACATCTCCTGTAGTTTCTAAAGTGAATGAAACAAGTTCTCCAACTGCTGAACCACCAACTACTACTTCACCCTCTTTACCATGATGTACTGCCATATTTTTTCTCCTTGTAATTAATTATTTATATTAGTTTTCTTCATCTTCGTCAATATCTTCATCTTCATCATCTTCAAAAGTTTGTTCTTCTTCATCTTCCCATTCTTCGTCAGATTGATTATCTTCTGCTTCTTCTACCAAATCTTTTACTTCTTCGCAAAGCAAACTTTCTTTATCGTGAAGTTTTTCTATTTGATCTATCTTTTTTTTAATTTTATCAAGTATTTTTTGTAATTTCATAATTTATCCTATGGGGTTGCCGCTTGATGTTCATATATCACACGGACTGTAATTAGTACAGCTCCGTATGGAAATAAACTACCAGCATCAGTTTCAATAGAGATTACCTCTGTGTCTAGTGCATTTCCATTTCTCGTAATATCAGTTTCAAGTGCAGTTTCGATAGCAGAAGCCAAATTATTTCTAGCTGTATCAATATTACTTTCACTACCTTTGACGTATCCTGTTATTCCAAATTCTAAAGTACATATCCTTGTTTTTGCACCGCTACCTATTTCTTGATCTTCTTTTGTTTCTTCTATTGTTTGAATCAGTACTGCTGGATATTGTGCTTGTGATAATTCATCTAGTTCAAAAGGTTGTCTTGTTACTTTTCTAACACTAGGACTAGATATGCTACCTATAACAGTAACTAAATTCGATGCAATGTCTTCTCTTGTACTCATATTCCTAATCTTCTAATTTCTTTTTTTAAAAAATTTTCGTAGGTCCTTTGTATCACTTTTTCTGTCTTTTTGTTAAAACCAAAAAATTTTCTTTTAGGTAAGTTACCCATACCTTTTTGATGAAATAATCCTTTAGTAGCTTCTCTTTGTGATCTAAAAAAAACTTGAGCTTTATTTCTTGATACGACTTTAGAAGAAATACTTTGTAACATTTGATTTGTATCCTCTAGATCTACTGTAGTTTTACCTTTCAATTCTGCATAAGCTGGAGAATATCCTACAAACTTTTTACCATCTTGATCTTTTCCTAACTCAGTTCTTTTTACAATAATTGTTTTTAATTGTTCACCAGCTTGATCTAAACCTTGTTGTATTATTCTTGGAAATCTATGTAAGAATTTTACGTAACGTGCTTGAACTTTTCTAACATTTGAAGTTACTTTTAATTCTAAAGCCATTATCTATTTAATCTTCGATAACCATGTAAAGGCTCTCTTTCATTAGAAACTATAGTTCCGTCTGCTGTTGAATCATACTCTACACCATCTTCAAGTATTGATCTAAATTCTTTATTGTATTCTCCCATGTAATATTCAGCCATTCTTTCAAATCTATCTTTATCTGCTTCTGGTCTAAATTTAGTTAATGCTGGTAAGTAGAATCTCCCAAGAAATAAATAAACACCAGCTCTTTCAAACTGATCTAGATTTACTTTTGTGTTTTCCATCTCTACTGTATTTAAAACTGTAATATCTGTATAGACATTTGTTTTATAAGTTGGAAACCAACGTATTCTTAACTCTCTTAAAATGTCATTAGTTGTTTGTGCAAGAAAATTTACTGTTTCAGTAGCAGTAGTAGAAATACCAAAATCAAAAGCATCAGGTTGATATTTTAAAACGTCAGATGTAGTGATAACATTAGCTCCTGTAAAATTTGCCATTATCTAATACCCATTAGCCAATTAAATATTGCTTTAATCTTTTTTTTTAGTTTTTTTAACATTTTTTTTTCTCTTTGGTTTAAGTTGTACGACTTTAGAAGCTATGTCTTTTACTGTTGCTTTTTTTATTTCTTTTTTTACACCATCAACAGGAAAGAAACCATTTCTTTCAAAATGAGCTATGTTAGCTTCATAATATTTTTTTTCTTTAACGATTATTTTTTTTCCATTTGTTAATCTTATATCCATAATCTTCTCCTTATTAGATGTGAGGGCAGTCTCCCACCCTCACAAAGTATCCAATTATTATTGGATTGATGAGTCTGCTTCGATTTCACAACCATTAGTGTCGTTAAGTTCTCCAACACCATATACTGCAGTTGCTACAATTTCGTCAGCTCTTAAACTTGCATCTCTTTGAGTTTCGATTTTCAAGTCTTGCATCATTGCTAATCCTAATGCATCAGGGTGGAATACAGCACCTTTGTAATCTCCTGTAGTACCTGGATTATTTCCTGATGAGTCAGCCATATTTGAAGTTTCAAATATATTTACTCCAGCGATTTGACCTACTAAACTTGATCTTAAAATCTCATTACCAACACCTGGATTTGGGTTAGCAAATGTATTTGTAAGACCAGATTTTAGATCGAATGCTACTTGCGGATGAAATACCGCTGATAGGTTATCACCTGGAACTGCATTAGCTCTTAGTTTTGCTACTGCTTGGAATATTGACGATGCTGACAACGCAGTTGAAGCATCACCAACAGTAGTTGAAAAACCACCGAACAAAGCTGTTAAGTCTGTGTCTATTTTTTTTGCAATAGCTTCACCAAATAATCTTCCAATGTCTGCCGCTACATTTCTTGGAGCCGCATTTCTTCCTAGATCAGTTAGAGTTGTCATTATCCCATGTTCAGTACAAGTAATTGTTTTTGAAGTTGGGTCTATTGCTGTGTTAGATAAATCAGTTGCTTCTGATACGTCTGCCGCAGATACAGCAGAGTAATCTTCTTC